CTTGCATAGTGAAATGGTTTAGTATCCGCCGCCGCCGCGACAATCAAAGCCCCCGCGGCCGACGAACGCAAGACTTGAGACCAAAAGCATCCCCAGGCAGTCGATGGGATCTTTGGTGCAGCCCTTCTGCCCGTCGCGGCCGGTGTGCTCGGAGAGTGCGTAGATAAGATTGGCGCAGTCGTTGGTGATGTAGAGGGATGGCTCGTTGAGCGCGGTGAGGGGCTGGGTGGCGTCGTAGGAGAGGAGCGAGTTGATGGCACTGGTGCGCTGGTCCACAGGCACGCCGGGTGCGGGAATGAAGGCCATGCCATCGTCGGTGGGGTCGTCGGATTCGGCCAGGAGGTCGATGAGGGTCGTGCCGCCGGCCTCGGAGAGCGCGGGGGAACCTCCGGCCTTGGGGTCGATCAGGCGCATGACGGGCTCGCCGTAGCCGAGGTCGGACTCAATCTGGCGGAAGAGGTTGCGGTACTCGGAGATGGAACGGCCGGCGTCTAGGGTTTGGGCGGGACCGAACTTGCCGTCGGGCTTTTCGGAGGGCAGCGCCCACTCGCCGTAGTTGGAGAAGTCGGGGAACTCACGGACCACGATGCGCTTGCCGTCCTCGTAGACTAGGAGCCATAGGCAGAACCAATTCCGGGCGCCGGCGGGGTCGCAGACCATGTACAGGGTGCCGCCTAGGGGCACTTTGGAGGATGGGATGCAGTGGATATCGAGGCGGAAACGGGCGAAAGCCTTGCCGATGTTGTCCGAGGCCCAGCCGTAGGCCCGGGTCAGGATCTGGCCCATGGGCGAGGTGACCAGCTTGGACTTCATCTCGTCGAAGGGGTTGTACGGGTTGTCTTCCGAGAAGAAGAACACGGTGCGCCGGTTGGTCTTGGGCTGCACCATGGTGCGGGCGGACTTGCCCGTGGGCCAGGTGGGTAGCGCCTGCTTGCCTTTGATGAGCTCGGCGTCGTCAAAGCGGGTGATTGCGGAGCCGGCGGTGAACTCCTTGTAGACCGAGGCCACGCCTTCGAGGGGTGTCTGGGTCACGAGGAGCTTGCCGCGGCGGGTGATCAGACGGTAGCGCAGTGTGTCCACCCAGGATTGGGGTACGAGCTCGTCGCACCAGATCATGTCGGCCTCGCGGCCCTCAATGGTGTTCTCGGACTGAGTGTAGTTCAGGAAGTCGCAGCGGGAGCCGTTGGGGAGAATGAATGAGCCGTCGGTGAATCCGTTCTTGCGGCTGTAGTTCAAGTAGTGGATACGGCCCTTCTTGGTGGCCCGGAGGGCGACGGGCAGGTAGTTGTAGATCGCGGGCTGTTGCACAGTGACCGAGGTGGCGTGGGAGGTGTGGCAGCAGAGAACCGATGCGTTCTCTTTCTCAAGGAGCGTTTGAACCACGCGGCGGGCGGCCCAGAGGGTTTTACCGGCGCGGTTGCCGCCGGAGATTAAGAGCTCCTGGGTGAGCAAATACTCGGTGTTGGCGATCTCCCAGTGGTCGGGGATGTAGCCGTAGGTGTAGGGGTCGGCCTTCTCGAGGAGCACGAGCTGGGTGCGCTTCTGCTTGAGCTCGAGGGCGCGGGGGTGCGAGGCGTCGACCTTGGGGATGACGGGGTGCTGCGGTTGCTCGTTCCACCAAGCGGTGTTGCAGGCCTCGGTGCAGAAGCGTTTCTGCTTGGGGCCTTCGCGCTGCTTGATGATCTCGAAGGGCTTGGAGCAGGTGAGGCAGAGTGGTTGGCTCATTTATCAATATTTTTCGTTTTAGAGAACCCGTCGACTTTTACCGTCGCCGCGGATTGCCCGACCCCCTCCCCCGGGGGCCCGGGCGGCCTGGTGTCTGCCTTGTGTAACGGGGTAGGACATTGGGCCTGCTGAGTGGGGCAAAAGTGTGTTTCGATCAATGTTTGCAGGGGTTTGCTGCGTGTTTGCGTTGCGAAGTGAATATAACTGCTATTGTGCAAGAAAACGACGAAACAGGCCTAAACTCGTGGGTTTCAACGTGCTTGCCGCGGTAGGGGTAGGACATTTCGGGCCATTACCTAAACCAGGTCGGGCGTCTGCTCGTCGTTCACCGGGGTCACATCGCGCTCTTTTAGGTCCTTCATCAGGTCGCGGTGGCTCACAGAGGCTGTCATGGCTAGGTGAATACTTGTGGGTTGCCCGCGAATTACCGCCAATTTGTCCGTTAGCACGCCCACGCTGATGGGTAAGGTGCGATCATCGATCAACATAATAGAGGATTCAGCCAGTCGCTTGGTGCCTTTCCAGATCGCAACCTCCAGGAATCCGGTCACATCTTTGCGCCATTCCTCTTCAGTTTCGGGGTAATCCACCGGCACCTTGACCCCACGGATCAGTTTAAACGCTGTATGCGGAGACAACCCAGTGGCTTCCGCGATCTTCTCCAGTGACTTGTTCTCAATGATACCTTCAACGACTGCATCAGCACGCTCTTGGGTGAGCTTAGAGTTGAAATGCTGACCTGGATGCTCGGATTTCATATATCCAAGCTCTTGAGCGGCCTTCAGGACCTTGTCTTTGACTCCTGCTGGGACGTTGGTTTTCCCGGAAAGCACTCTTTGCGCATACTGGTGATTAACTCCAGCAGCAGCCCCAACATCTCTAAGACTCGGCCTCTTCTTTGGTTTCTCACCCGGCATAAGGCGCAAAGCTAAAGGGGAACTCTCCCCAGTGGTTGAGTTGCTTACGGGGCTTCATCGAGAGGTGCTTCACTCCGGCCAGGGTCATCCTGACTGCGGCAGCGTAATCCTCACTGAGATACTCGAGTTTGCCGGGCATGGATTCCATGGTTAGTGGCATCCACAGGGTCGGGAAGCGTTCGACGCGCACATCCTCGCACCAGTCGATCCTGTACGGGCTCTGCACTCCTGACCCTTCCAGCGCATCAAGTGTCGCCAGAAGGCATTTACGGGGGATTGCGAGGCATCCCGATGCGAACATGGTGATGGGGACCAGCTCCGCTGCGCACTCAGCGTCATTCACCTGATGCTTGAGGGCCTGCAGGTGCTCCGCCTTGGGACGCAGGGCCGGCCTGGCGGGCAGTGAGCGGCATGAGTAGGGGATGCAGACGGTTGCCTGGTGCTCATGGGCCAGCTCGGCCATACGGATGACGTCGGCCGCGGTGAACTCAATGTCGTGGTCGATCTGCACCCAGACGTCCTTGCCGCTGTCGAGGAACCACTTGGTCGCGCGGCAACGGCTGCGGGATATCAGGGCATCCTCCCGGATGGTGCGCAGATCGGTCTGCCTGTCTGAACGGGCGAACGTGGCCGTCAGGTCTACCCAGGACATCATGCAGGCTGCGCTGATGCCACCGTAGGCGTACAGCGAGACATGGATGGACGGCCTGGTGCCTGCCTGGGTTACTGCTTGGACCTTGCTGGTCGGCTGCGGTGCGTAAATGAATGGATCTTCCATCTGCGGGGATTCTGCCTTTGTTGTGGTCATGGTTCAATGTCCTTCCGTTGGCTTGCGAGGTAGAGTTCGTGGCCCTTGGTGATGAGATAGACCACGCTGCCTCGGGGCACCTGGCAGGCCGTGGCAACATCGTTCAGCGACAGGCCTCGGTCACGCAGGTCGTAGGCCTTGCGTGCCATGTCCGGCGTGTGGCGCTGCTCGGTGACCTCCGGCTCATCCTGCATGACCGGGGCTGGCGTGCCGTCCTCCTTGAACGCCATGTCCTTGGGGTACGACAGCCAGCCACGCTGCACGCCTATCTTCACAAGGTGCGGTGCCTCCATCAATAGTTTCGTTGTGTTTGTTACTATCATAACAGTGATATGTCTAATGGTGTTGCGGGCAAGTGCTGCCTACCCTTGCCGCTTTTATCTCCTATAAGCTGAAATATGCGTTGTCTATGTGCCTTGCCACTGGAACCCGGGTGGATAACGCAACCAAACCTCCCGTCTGCCTGGACAACGAGGTGATTGCGCTGCTTGTCTCCCCCTACTTCGGCACAGGCTGGGCATTGCCCGACCAATTTCGAGCCAATTTTACGCAGGCCTACCACTGTCAAGCGGTGTCTAGTGTTTGGGACGGGAGGGACGGCATTTCCCAACTCCATTCCTACCCTGGAGCAGCCTATACCCCCTTTTACACTTCTAGCACCGAGTTGAGAAGTGCCGTCCCCCGTCCCAACCGCTTGACAACACTTGACAAATCCAGTGCTTTTCATGCGGTCAAGGTTACTTTCATGTAGCCTCGGGACTGTTGTTGCTGACCGTCGCTACGGTGAATGTGGTTCGACGGGATGGCCTGGTGTATCTCCAGCATCAGTTCAGCGGCACGTTTCTGGAAACGCTTCTCCGGTTCAGGCCCCCATTCCTTGTTGTTACACATCGTCATATAGGCACTGTATAGCTCCTCAGTAGTGATACAATCCGACGACATACTGCTGCCTCTGACATGATTGACGATAAAGTATCTAACACTATCGCTCTCGCTCAACAAGTTATCAATCATGCCGCGCTGCCTCTCGGTCACCGGGAACGGCCTTCCGGCCTGCATGACCCGGCACAGATCCTCCGCACCCTGCAGGAACCAGTTCAATATACCACTACCTTCACGCTCTATCATCACATCGTGATAATTGGGAATCACCTTCTCAGGCTTGGGCTGGCTGAAGTCGAGCAGCAGCAACCGCCTCGACCACGCACCCAGGTCGCCCTGCACATTGACCTTCAGCCGACTATTCGCAGTCACGATGACGTTCCAGTCGCCCACCACTGCCTTTGCCCCTGACTTCCCCTTGAACTCCACGCTCAGCCTATCGCCGCCGGTCAGTGCCTTGAGCTGCTGGCTCTCCTCGCAGGACAGGAAGTCCGGCGGCACGTCGCTGCCGATCAGTAACGTCCTATCGTGGAAGTTGGCCAGCTCGAACCGACTCCCCAGGTGCGCGGTCCTGAGCTCGCTGCAGTTCTCATCACCGACCAACCGCCGCACAAGCCCGGCCACGGTGCTCTTCCCGCCGCCGCCCGTGCCTGTCAGCAGCAGGATCACCTGGGGCCTGTTCCTCTGAAGCAGCGCAAGTCCGCCCCAACGCTGCAGCAGCATCTGGTCATCCTGCTCGGGCAGCGCATGATCCAGGAATGCCTGCCACATCGGGCTCTGCGCACCCTGCACGTAGCGTACCGGGGTCTGGTTCCTGCTCATCCACTCCGGGCCAAACCCGTGCATCTCATACGGCGCAGCACGCAGGTCCACCATGACATTGCTGCAGTGGACCACGCTGTCCGGCCTGGAGAACGGATTGCGCTCGACCTGCAGCCTTCCGATCAGATCCACCACCTGATCGGCGAAACTCGCTGTGAGCCTCGTCAGCAGCGCCGGCAGCCGCGGGTCCTCCGTAGACGCCACCTGATCCAACAGAACGCGCCTGGCGGTCTCCAGGGCCTTCTGCGCCATCTCCTCGCGGCTCATGCTCATCCAGATCCCGCGCTCCCCATGATACCAGTAGTGCATCCCGCTGACTGCATCGAAGAGGAATCGCTCCTTGTGCGCCATGTAGGCCGCGAAGAACGGTGCCTGCAGATTGCCGGTGCCGCTCCGGCCAAAGGTCCACGGCACGCCATGCTGCCGGATCAACTGCGCGATCTCATCCCGGCTGCCCGGCGCCGGCCAGCCCTCGGGCCACCGGATCTGGCTGAACTCCAGCGCCACCGGCGGCCTGTCCACCAGCACGCTGTACTCGCACCCGCTCGGATGCAGTCCCTTGACCGTGCTCAGGTTCCCCGTGCTCCTCCACTCATACAGCGGCTTGCCCAGCAACCGATCTCCCACCTGCACCATCTCGGTCGTGCTGCGCTCCGCGCACGGCCCCGGGTACTTCCCGGTTACCCTGACCCCGATCTGCGCCCCGCGTTTGCCCTTCCACCTCGCCGACCCATGCAGCACCGGGTTCACTCTTAGGAACGCCTCCAGACTGCCGTCATCATCGAAGTCTATCGCGCACAGCCCGCCCGAGAACTCTCCCAGCCTCACCGCCACGTTCCCGTGCTCGAGCATGACCCGGTACACGTCCCTTTTCGTACTCTCCATGGTCTCCTGGGTGTACTTGACCATCGGAATCTTGGTCCCCGGGCTCTGCGGCACCAGGAACAGCGGCGTGCCCAGCCAGCCCTCAATCTCTTGCGTCGTCATCATAGCAGTTCCTTGATCAGCACTCTGAACGCCCGTTCTGCGGTTGCCGGCACGACTCCATTCCCAAGTAGTCGGAGTTCATCCGTTCGATTGTCACAGGTGACGCACAGCTCGGCATAGTCCATCCCACCGGCAGACCCATCAGGGTTTCCACCCAGCGCGGGTTGAGCTTGCCGCATCCCATCGCCTTCGCTTCCGCTTCCGGTAGCATCGACGCCAGCTTCTCCCGGTTCCCGGTTCCGCCAGCAAGACCCGTCGGACCTCCCGTCACTCCCGAGGAAGCTGGTGTCGGCCAGTTCTGCACCATCTCCACCTGTTGGTTGATCGTCTGCGATTGCAGTACCATCCGACCATCCGGTGTCTTGCGGTACGCTCTCTGTCCCGGCCTCGCTGGCTGTCCATCCTTGGTGTACAGCGACTCCACTTTCGCACCGGCTTCGTTGGCCTGTGGCGTCCTCCAATCCACTGATGACTCTTGGCGGCTCCCAGGCATACTGCTGTTCACCGGGACGGGAGGGCCATGCATGGCCACCACTCCAGACAGTTTGAACTTTGATGCCACCTTCTCCATATCCACGTTGTCCCCTGCATCCTTGTGATCCCGTGCTGCTGGAGTCGGCCATGACTTCACCACCACCGTCGTCAGACTCTCCTGGCTGCCCTTCATGCCCCGTGAACGGTCCTGAAAGCCCTGACGCACCTCCGAGGCTACTGGCGACGGCCAGGATGAAGACCCGCTTTCGCTGGTGCGGTGCGCCGACTTCAGACGCGCTGAATATGCCCCACGTCGTTCGGTAACCCATTCCTGCCAGGTCTTCGATGACGTCGGACAGCCCCAAGCTGATATGTCCTTCGACGTTCTCAAAGAAGCAGATCCTGGGTCGGAGAAGTCGAATGCCATCTGCAATCCACGGCCACAGGTGCCGCGGGTCTTGCTTTCCTTTGCGCTGCCCGGCTGCGCTGAAGGGTTGGCATGGATATCCCCCAGTGAGGATGTCCACGCGGTCACGAAAGTCCGACCAAGGGAAGGTCTTAAGATTCGGCCAGACAGGTGCTGGGTCCATGAATCCCGCTTCCATTTTCGCCACCAGATTTGCGACGGCGAAGGCTTCGATCTCACAAAGAGCGACTGAGCGCAGATTTGGGATTGCTCGGTGCAGTCCAAGCTCAATGCCTCCGTATCCAGCGCACAGGCCAATGTG